CCTTTTGATAAATTCACTCCCGATGCAGGGTTATCGCGATCCTTAGTGACTTAAACATTTCCAACAAGTAGCTTCATCTGATCGACTATCTTGAGGACATCACCAATATTGGCTCTCCTAATTTTCCCAACTAATTTGTAACCGAGGAACTTTATGATTGACTCAGACCTTTCAAACTTCCCGATAATTGACTCAACCTGCGAAAGGGGGGTAGCACTCCAGGCTCTTTGCATAAGAGGTACAGAGATACTATCGCCAGATAGGAGGTTAGTGGCCACATCGGTGGCATGTTTGGTAAGAGATTCTGCAGAGGCGCCTTGGACCAGCCTGGCAAGAAGAGGTTCCTTCTCGATTAGGTGGGTGACAACATATCTGACTAGACGCGACTCGACAAGGGTTGGACCTGCATGAGAAAGTCTCAAAGGATCTCTAAAGATGCTAAGGGGGTCTCTGCGGAGGACAGGTTGAGTAATGATCTTCTTGACTAATGGCCTGACATCAGGGTACATCCTAGCAGCTCTATTCAAGATGGACATTCCTTCAGCAGTTACGTTCGTGACGCAGGTCGTGCATAATCCCTGGAGAGACTGGACCCCTAAACCTCCAAAAGACTTGGGAGTGTAGGCAAGTAGAGCAAGTGTGAGATGTCCAATGCTCTTGGCTCCTTTCCTGTCAAACCTGTACACATTCCTGAGGACCGCACAGAGGTATTGGGCATAGGTAGAAAACAAGGGAGCACCGGCCTTGAGAGCTCCTTGGGCGGATGCAAAAGCGGCATCATTGGCATCCACAAGGCTGGCCACTGGATTGGAGTAATCATTGGTAATCTTCATGGCAGCCTTCAATCCCTGAGGTACCTTGACACCCTCTAGATAAAAGTTGGCCAGAATCTCTCCTCCCCTCTTGCTGATGACAACTTTCCGGTCATGCACTTCCTGGCCACCAGCAGAGTAAATTTCCTTTAGCACTTCTAGGAAGCTCCTGGCATTGGCTTCTGCCTTGGCACCAGTCCCGACTGCCTCAATCTTGACAGCACCATCGTCTATAAAGACTACTAGGTTGCTCTTTCCAGCGATGAACTTCTTGTTGATGGCTCTCCTGCACACGGCTCCTAGCATGTCAGCATGGTACATAGTGCCCATTCTGCCTCTGTACCCCTCCAAATCGGCTCCCTTATTCTTGTAGGAAAAGACCACGTCATCAGTGGTGTTGAGGATGGTGTCGTCGCAACCAATTGCCTTAAGCTTGGCTAGCCTGTCGTCCCCGTAAACCTCTGACCAAAAGTTGTGGTATTCCTGGACCTGGGCTCCATCTGACTTGGGGGACCATTTAGAGACATCGAACATCACTATGAATGTGGTGGTCACATCATCTGGGGACAGAGTGTCATTAATGGAATGGGGATCCATAGCTTCATCCATCATTGCGGCAGATGCAGCATCTCCCTTTCCGATCAGGGCAGCGGGATAGAAGCGGGCTACTTTGGACAGATTACCTTCAAACTCGGCCAGAAGGGTGCGCCTGATAGGAGGGGCCATGAAGAAAGGTCTCGAATCAACTTTTTGGGACTCTGGCTTGTACGCGACTCTGCTGTAGGCATCCTCCTGCAGTGATCCATTTGCAAAGTCCTCCAGCATCACTTTGGTATCCAGCTTGTCCCAGTTCAGGAGAAACCACGTCAAGTAGTTCTGATCTAAGCCCTTTCCCACCGATCTGATTTCCTCCTCCATACGAGCCTTGACGGTGGTTTTATCCTTGATCTGAGCCGAGATGTGCTTGCCCATCTGTTCATACCTCAACAAGTTGCTATGATCCCAAGCTGCAGCCTCCAGGATGGTTGGTTTGGAGCCCTTCTTGGACAGATTTTCAGGGTACTCTCCAGACATCCTTTTATAAGCCGAGAGTAAGTTCATCTTCCGTTCCGCCCTGATGAGATCGTAGAGCTCTGCCTTCTCTTTCGACGCGGATGAATTAGCTCCACTGATTCTGGGGGCCTCATGCAAATCCCTGATGATGGGCAGAGCCTTGGTCATATCATATTCGGGAGGTGGAATCCACTTGTAGACGTGAACCAATTCCATAGTGGTAGCATCGTCGGGTCCAGTCATCATCTTTGCAGCTGTTTTGAGAGGCACTATGTCAGAGAAGCCATCAGTGTCATACTCCGACTCTATGGCGTCCACGGCGTCAGTCACGATTGATCTTAGGGTCTTGTACTGGACATAGGTCTTAGCTTCATGCCAGGCTTTAGCCACTTTGTCAGCAGTGGGACCCCTCAACTCGGCGGCTCTGGACACTTGAAAGGTGAGCAGCTCATGGACCAAGGACAGCTTGGCAGGCTTCTCAGCAAAAGCTCTGGCAGAGAACTCGTACAAGGCTGAGATGCGCTCCACTGAGGCGATGACTAGGTCCATTCCACTGTCGGTCAGAACTGCAGCCTTGCTAGCATAGGGACCTTTACCGAGAAACACATGGACCATCCCGATCTTCCTGTAGGCATAAGGAGAATTCTCACTGATCCAATTGTTCGAAGCATCGGTGTAATCCTCATCCTGATCCTCCCACTTCCTACTGTTCTTAAGCAGTTTCAAGAGATCAGCAGCATCATACCACATCTGAGAGATAGCCAATGTCCTAGCATCCTTTTCAACGCAGGCAGCAGAGAACTTGGTAGCGTTGATCTGAGTGGAAGGGGCTAAGAATTTGACCATTGTGGCGATGGTTTCCTCAATTCTCCCATGATCGCATGCTGCTCTACCTGAAAAGCTTCCCTTTCTCACCGCATTGATGATCTCGAAATAAGCCTCCAGCCCCACTTTGACTCTCTCTATGGGCTTCAAGTCGTCCAAGAACATAGGTCCAGAGGCATCTTCTGCCGGCCCCCAGTCCAGATCATAAGCAACCTCCTCCCACAGAGTCTCTCTGTTCCACCCAGTGGCCTTCTCATCTGGATCTAACATTGGATACACTCTCCCCTTATAGATCTTCTCAAACAGGTCCATATTGCTAGCATAAACTGCTTTTGCCGTTCCAAGCTTGGTTACGCAGTTGGCCCACACAGACATCTCTGTCGTTAGTGCTGCAAGGGCCGTGGCCAACTCGGTTACAATCACGAAAACAAGGGACCTAGTAGTTGTTGGTACCGGTACCCTTAGTGGTTTTCTCCCTTCTAACGAATCT